GTACTAATTCGCCGGGAGTCCAGGGAAGTTCTAGGAACGCCACTGAGGATGCCGCAGTTAAAGTTAATCCAGTTCCAGCGGCCTGGATATTCCCTACAAATAATTTAACTTTGGGGTTGTTTTGGAATTCTTCAACGGCTTCGTTCCGTTTTGTTGCGGAAACTGATCCGTCAATTTTAACCGCTTCCCCTTTGAATTCTTCCATCAGGTGGTCAACCGTGGTTTTGTGTACGGCGAATACCACCAATTTGTTTCCATTGGCATCGAGGAAGTCTCTAATCCATTGAGTTGCCTGTTTCATTTTCCCTTGGATAGAAAGTTGTTTCAGGGCTTCGATCTTCGCCAGGTGTTCCGCTCTGCTGGCTTTGATAGCCGCTTCCTTTCCTTTGGTTTCTTTGACGAATCGGATGAAGTCCGCTTCAACTTTTCTGTATTCTTTTTCGTTGTCCAGTTTGATTGGGGTGTAGGAGTAAAGTTTGCTCGGCAGATCCGGAAGCACATCGGCTTTCTTCCGCCGAATCATTATGGATTCAACCAGTTTCTTATGCAATTCTTCTTTGTTGGTCGCCCCAGTGAAATCCCATCCAAAACCGTTATGATGCGCTCCGCAGTATTTCCTTGCGTAGTCCATGAAATTCGGAAACAGTTTATTGTTGATTACTTGGGCAATATTGAATCCCTCAATCGGTCTATTCACAATCGGCGTTCCCGTCAAGGCTATAACGTGGGGAATTCCTTTTGCTAAGGATTTGGTTGCTTTGGTTCTTTGGGCTGAATTAGATTTGATATAATGGGCTTCATCAAAAATCAGTACCTGAGCCTGAATGGTTTTTAAAGTATCTACCCACTTACTGAGGATATCGTAATTGATGATAATGATTTCCCCAGTGATTTCGTAAGGCTTTGTCCCTTGAAGGATTTGGATTTCAGGCTTTCCTGATAATACGGCTTTGGCTTCTTTCGCCCAGTTCAGTTTCAGGTGGGAAGGACAAAGGATAATTGCGGGGCGCTTTTCGGGATGAAGTTGAAGCCAGGCAAGCCCTTGAATAGTTTTCCCAAGCCCCATTTCGTCTGCCAGTAAAGCTCTGCCGCCTTTGGCTTCGATGAAAGCAACTCCTTTCTTTTGATAGGGGAATAAGTCTAGTTTCAGCCCTGGGATCTTGATTTCCTTTACTTCTTCAACTGTGATTTGGTTTTGTTCTAAAAGAACTTCCAGCTGCGGATCTAAGGCGAAACCATTTTTGCTAAGAATCTTGACAGCATCTATGGAAACAGGCGCTGTCCAGTGTTTCGGATAGGCGTCACCGTTGAATCTTCTTCCGGGGATGCTTTTCACGATATCCAAGGTTTCAGGATTAAAGGGGAATTCAATTTTGATCCTGTTATCTAGGACAGTTGCTTTCTTTCCCGGTTTTGCGGTGGTTCGAGTAACCGTGGGGGTGCTTTGGGTTTTCACAGGAGCAACTTCTCCTTCGATTTCAGCCAGATCAAAACCGGCTCTGGTGAGTTGTCTTTTGTAACGGATGGCGAGCTTTTGAGCAGCCGTTACTTGTTTGTTCGTCCATCGTTCTTGCTGAGCGAGTGAGTGGCCGAACATGGCATCCGTTTTGTTGAAGCCGTGCCCGTCAAGAGCGGCGGCTCCGTCACAAACCCCAGCCAGGAATCTGATTGCCTTTTGGATTTCCTCTACCTTCCCCATGCTTGTCGCCTCCTTGATTCCGTATTACCTAGGTAATAACTTCTTTTTAATATTTATTATATTACTTATTTTTTAAAAAGTCAACCCCGAATTTTATTAATTTAAAAAATTATATTTCCCTTGATATATAAGGGTTTCCGCTTATTCCTTAAAAAATAATACTAGATTTTTTAAAAAAACTATCCTATAATAGGACTTGGGAGAGTGTATTCTTTTTTAAAGAATATTGGAGGGGGCTCATGAGATTGAAGCAAGCCACATACCGTCACATAGAATCGGAAATCTATTCATATTACATTACCTTACAAACCATCCAGAAACTGCGGAATGATATTATCTTTGGCAACAACCAAGACCTCGGATCATCTTCTGGAATCGGGAAGAAACATGGTGTAACCCGCGACACCGAAGACCGGGCGATGCGCTTAGTCGGACTAAGGATCTCTGAGATGGAACGAATTACCAATGCAATCCGAGATGTCTATAATAGAATCAAATCCGATGAAATCAAGAAAACCATCTGGATCAAATATGATCTAGCCCTTAATTGGAATCCTCCACCGGAACTTAAAGTCCTAGTAGGAGATGAAAACCGTTTCACTATCCCGATGGACAACATGCTCAAGCTCCTTAACTTAGACCGCACTACCTTCTTTGAACACCGTAACGGATTCGTTTACGGAATTGCTCAACAACTAGGATGGTACTAAAACAAATGCAAGATATCCGAATTCCCTTTTACCATACTAAAGTCTGGCAAACCTGCCGCGACTCTATCCTTATCCGGGATAACTTCCTTTGCCAACATTGCTTAAAATCCAAAAAAATAACTTCAGCAAATACCGTTCATCATATCAAACCATTTAAAGATTTTCCCGAACTCGCTTTAGATCCGGATAATTTGCAAAGTCTTTGCTCCAATTGCCATAACCGAATCCATAAACGATATCAATCCAAGAAAAAGCAAACCAAGAAACGTAAAGCAAGAATTATAGTTGCAAAAAGTAATCCGAATATCTAACCACCGTTCGGATTTTCTTTTTTGTTTAATATAAAATATAACCCGGATCCCTTTTCTGATTTTCCGTTTTCCTCATTTTCCGGATTTTCAAGAAGGGGATCCCCCCCTCCCTTTGAAAATTAGCAATGCCGCTATATAGACCGACGCCTGGCGGGTACTTTAGAGTGCGGATCTCATTTATGATTAAAGGGGTTATGTTTTTCATAAAAGAAAGGAATGATTTTATTGGGGTAGATAAGGCATTATTCAAGCGGATTAAAAATCATTTAGGAGATTGCTACCGACCCTCAGACGATGAATTGATTTATTTATATTGCGAGACTCATGATTTTTATAAGCGGTTGCTTAAAGAACTTTCTAAGGACAGTTTGACTGTGCAACGGAACCGGGATGGAAAAGTAAATTATATCAAGAATCCTCTTGCAATAGAACTTACCAAAACCATTCAGATCCTTAACAATTTGTTAAAATCATTAGGACTTACGGCGCAACAACGCAATCGGGGGAAACTTTCCCGTACAATAGGTGGTGAGGCACGTGTCGAAGAAATTTCTTTCGAGGACTTCTAAACCAAAACTTTTAACAACTCAATATGCAAAGGACGTTTTAGCTGGGGAAATAATCACTTCCAAGAAAGTTCGGTTAGCGGGCCAGCGGCATATGAACGATTTGGAAAGATCTAAGACAAAAGAATTTCCATATCGATTCGATCCTAAAAAAGCCCTCCGTCCAATCGTATTCACGGAGCAATTTTGCAAACCATCTCAAGGCGGGTTTGATCGGATGGTTTTACAGCCTTGGGATCATTTTTGGATTGGATCCCTTTTCGGCTGGGTGCATAAAAAAACCGGACTTAGAAGGTTCAGACAGGGGCTTATTTTCGTAGCCAGAAAGCAAGGGAAGAGCGTGAAACTCTCTGCTCTGGCCAATTATGGTGCGTCCAAAGACGGAGAACGAGGTGCTTTTGTCTATCTGTTGGCAAACAGCATGAAGCAAGCTCGAGTAGTTTTTGACGAATGTAAAGCGATGATAAAAGCTTCCCCTTCCCTGAAAAGCTTTTTTCGCCCATTGCGTGATGCAATATATTTTGATGCAACTAATTCTAAGATCGAACCCCAAGCCGCGGACAGTGATAAATTGGACGGCTTGAACTGTCATCTTGGGGTATTTGATGAAATCCATGAGTATAAGAATTATAAGTTGATCAACGTCATTAAAAACAGCACTAGCGCTAGGACTCAGCCTTTGGTCATGTACATTACCACGGCCGGATATCAGTTGGACGGCCCGTTAATGGATTATTACGAGCGGGGAACTGACGTTTTAAACGGGGTTATCCAAGATGATCGCACTTTCTATTTCATGGCAGAGTTAGACGAGGATGATGACATAGAGGATCCATCTAATTGGATTAAGGCAAATCCAAATATGGGCGTGTCGGTTCAGTTGGAGGACATGATTGAAGACTGGGAGGCGCGGAAACGCATTCCGGCTGAACGGAATGACTTCATCACCAAACGACTAAACATCTTTGTCCACTCTGGGGAACAGTCGTTTGTTGATCTCGAGGTTATTCGCCGGAACAGCGGGTACCTAGATATTTCTACTTTAAAAGGCAGAGATTGTATTGGTGGGTTTGACCTGTCTTCCTCTGAAGACTTTACCAGCGCTTGTTTGGAGTTTCCACTGGACAATAATGATGTTTTCGTATTATCGCATAGTTTTATCCCTGAACGGAAAGCCCAACTTGATCAGGAAAATCTTCCTTTTCGTGACTGGGAAAAAGAAGGTCTCCTGACCATATGCAAGGGTGATTATGTAGATTTTCAGGACGTTTATGATTGGTTCATTAAACAGTCCGAACTTTATAGCATTTTGAAGATCACTTACGATCCGGCGAATGCTTTCCGTCTTGTTCGAGAATTACAATCTTACGGCGGAGAAGAATGGACGAAGCTTGTCCGGCAAGGCGCTATC